ACATTAGTAATAGGCACAAATGGTTCAGGTAAATCAACTTTACTTGACGCTATGACTTTTGTTTTATTTAACAGACCGTTTAGAATTATCAAAAAAGAACAAATGATAAACACTGTTAACAATGGTGAAGCATTAGTAGAAATAGATTTTTCAATAGGCACAAAACAATATAAAGTTAAACGAGGTATAAAACCTAATATTTTTGAGATATATGAGAATGATGAACTAATTAATCAGGATGCTTCTAGTGTTGACTATCAAAAAGTTTTAGAAAGAAATATAATGAGACTAAGTTATAGGTCATTTATTCAAGTTGTATTATTAGGGTCATCATCTTACGAGCCATTTATGAAAATGAAATCTCGTTATAGAAAAGAGGCAGTAGAAGAAATACTTGACATTAAAGTATTTTCACATATGGATTGGATGCTAAGAGATCAACAGTCAGCACTAAACAAAAAACTAATAGAAGTAAAACATAATGCTGATTTAATTAAATCTAAACATGAACTAGAAGAAAAACATTATAAAAATATTAAGAATAGAAATACAGATGATAAAACTTATAAAGAAGAACAATTAAAAAAATTAGATTTAGATAAAAAGAATTACTTAGAAAAAATACAACAATTAGATAATGAATATAAACAACTAGATGAACAAACAAATGACAAAGAAAAAGTATCTAAAAAACTATCACAACTAGAAAAGATAGAAACAAAAATAGAACATAATTTAGAAACTCATAATAAAAATTTAGAATTTTTTAGTGAAAATGATTATTGTCCTACTTGTACACAACCTATTGATGAACAATTTAGATACGATAAACAAAATAATATTAAAACTAAAGTGACAACTTTAAATGAAGGTATGAAAAAACTAGTTGAAGAAATATCTAATACCGAAGAAAGATTGACACACATTAACAAAATATCTCAAAAGATGTCAGATATTAATATAGAAATGTCAAAAGTAAATACATCAATAAACGAACTTAAAAAATTTAGTGATAATTTACATAATGAGATATTACTATTAGAAAATAAAAAAGAAGATAGTAATAAAATTGAACAACAATTAAATGAACTATCAGAAAAATTAGTAGAGACAGATACAGAATTACAAAAGATAACCGAAGAAAAATCTTATGTAGATACAGTTAGAGAAATACTATCAGAAAAAGGTGCTAAGACTAGAATTATTAAGAAGTATTTACCTATTATGAACACTTTAATAAATCAATATTTACAAGATATGGACTTCTTTGTTAACTTTAATTTAGATGAAGAGTTTAACGAGACAATTAAAAGTAGATTTAGAGATACATTTAACTATAATAACTTTAGCGAGGGTGAAAAATTAAGAATAGACCTAGCCTTATTATTCACTTGGCGACAAATTGCTAAAATGAAAAATAGTACAAACACAAACGTTCTAATATTAGATGAAATATTTGATAGTAGTTTAGATAGTCAAGGTACAGATGACTTCTTTAAAATATTAAAAACACTATCTAAAGAAAACGTGTTTATCATATCTCATAAAGGTGATATACTATTTGATAAATTTACTAATATCATTAAGTTTGAAAAAATAAATAACTTTACGAGGTTACAAAGTGTTTAAACAAGATATACTAATCGTTGATAATTTTTTTGATAATTTTAAAGATATAGAGAAAGCATTTTATCAACATGAGTTTTTTGACAGAGAAAAATATCCTTTAGAAGAAGGAGAACACACAGGTAACTGGCCTGGTTTTAGAACAAGACCACTATCTAAATGTAATCCGTTTTTAGATCAGTTGTTTATACAAACATTTTTAAAGAAAGTAGATTACGGCAATACTAGTTTTTTTGTATCATCTTATTTACATAGTAGATGGAAAGATCATGGTGACTGGATACATAAAGATAACACAAAGTCTCAGTTTTCTGGTTTAGTTTATCTATCGCCTACTAATTTAGAATCAGGCACTAGATTTTTTGATGAACAAGAAAGAGAAATCGCAGATGTAAAATTTGTACAAAATAGATTTGTATTTTTTAATGGCGAATACAATCATATGTCAATCGGCAATCACGGCACAAACTTTAACAATGGTAGATTAACATTAAATGCTTTTTTAACAATTGATTATAGGAGTTAATTATGGTAAAACAAAAAGAAAAAGAAATTAGTATATTACAAAATACTATTAAATGGTTTAAAAAACAAATTGAGCCACATGATTGTGGTTGGATGTATACAACAATAGATGGTTTAAAACATAGAATAAGTGTTTTAAGAAAAGAAATAAGAAAGTTGAGAAAAAAATAATGGAACTAAAACTAATACCACCAAATGATCCTAGAGTATTAACTGCTATCGCACCTTTTCAGGAGGATATGTTAAAAGAACATGACATAAAAGATAGAGCAGAATTATCAGACGCCATGTTTACTGCCATGTTTAGATATGGTGGTATAGGTCTATCTGCTAATCAAGTAGGATTACCATTTAACATGTTTGTTATGGGTGGTCACCCACAATTAGAAGACGGATTAAGAATGACCTGTTTCAATCCTACTATCATATCATCTAGCGAAGAAAAAGTTGCTATGAAAGAAGGTTGTTTATCTTTTCCGTTTATGTTTTTAACAATAACTAGACCTAGAAAAATAGTAGTTAAATATGAAGATGAAAAAGGTGATTTAAAAGAAGGTCATTTAGACGGTATGATGAGTCGTATCTTTCAACATGAATACGATCATATGCTAGGCAGAGTGTTTACTGAGTATGCTAGTAAACTAAAACTACAAAGAGCTAACGCAAAAGCAAAAAAAGAAATTAAAAAATTTCAAAAATTAAAGGAGAAAAAATGATAAAGTTTTTAAAAAAAATTTTAGGTATAACTGAATTAGAATATAAAGTTAGACTACTTCAAAGACAAAATTATTGGAGAGACAAATATAAACATGCCAGGTAAGTGGGACGGAAAGAGCAGAATATCAAACGAAAAATATAGAAGTGAGTTTGATAGAATATTTAAAACTAATCCTGTTGCTAAAGAGGTTAGAACACCTACTTATAAACAGAGAGTTGTTAGACCTAAAAAAGGTAAAGGTAGTTTTAAAAGAGTAAAATGAAAATACAAGTAAACGATTATACATTTTATAGACACACAAACTTTATGGATAGTACCTATAAAGAAAAGTATATTGCTGATATAGATAAAGTCATATTAGATGGTCACGTTGCTAGTGATAATGTACCACCTTTACAAACTAAAACAGATTTATATAATCATGTTAAAGTATATAATCGTTGGATTGAATTACAAGAAAAGATAAAAAAAATTATTGAAGAGAACATAGGTAAAGTACAACTTACTGAAAGTTGGGCAAATATTAGTAGAGAAGATAATAGATATGGTTTTCATACACACAAAAGAGATATTACTGCTGTGTATTATTTAAAAAACAATTATACTAATTATGGCACACAAATTGATGATAAAGTAATTATACCTGGTTTAGAAAATTCAGTATTAATATTTGATGGCAAAATAAATCATAGTATTATTAATATGCCATTTGAATTAGCAGTACACCCACACAACAATAGATATTCAGTAGTATTTGATTATGACACCATATAATTTTCCTAAACTAGTAATAGAACAACACAATGGCTTTCATATTGTAAGAGACGATTTATTAGAAGGTGGTTCTAAAAGAAGATTTGTAGACAGATTAATCAGAGAAGAAATAGAAGAAGGTGCCGAAGAGTTTGTATACGGTGGTTGCCCAGCAAACGGCTATGCTCAATTATCTCTTACGTTACAGGCGAATCACTATGGTAAGAAAGCCGTATTTTTTATGGCTAAGAGATCATTAGATAATTTACACCCTTACCAGAGACAAGCATTAGACTACGGTGCTGATATTAGGTGGGTACCTAACGGCATGTTACAAGTCACAAAAGCAAGGGCTAGAGAGTATTTTTATGAAGATCCTAAGAAAAGAAGACTACTGCCACTAGGGTTAGAAGAGAAAAGAGTATTTGAAGATATAAGGGACCTTGCCAAAAACATAGAAATAGAGTATAATATAAAAATTAGTGAAATATGGTCTGTTGGATCTAGTGGTACTTTAACAAGAGGATTACAAATGGCATTTCCTGACAAAGAAGTACACTGTGTTTCAGTAGGTCATAAAATGGCACAACACGAAATAGGTAGGGCAAATTTGTATATAAGTAAATATAAGTTTACACAAGAAGTTAAAGGTGATGATGTACCACCTTTTCCTAGTGTACCAACTTATGACGCAAAAGCATGGGCGATTATGAAAGAACATGCTAAACCAAACGCACTATTTTGGAATGTAGGAAAATAATGTTTAAAGAAATTAGAGACGATCACATAGGCATATTTGATGATTACTTCGGTGCTCAAATGTGTGATGATTATATTAATTATTATAAAGAATTAGAAACAAAAGGTTTTATCAAAACAAGACAAGAAGAAAGACCTGAATTAGACCCATTATTAGTAAAAGATCAAGCAACAGATTTACTAGTACCACCAGCACAAAAATTTGGCAGTTTTAATATTACTTATCACGCTTCAGAATTTAACGCTATGTTTTGGGGAGGACCGTATGCTGAATATAGAAAAAAATACTCTTATTTAGATACTTATCCTAGACATAATATTTACAGCATTAGATTACAAAAGACATCACCAGGCGAAGGTTATCACACATGGCACTCTGAAGATAACGGACATCAATTAAAAGGTAGAATAATGGCTTATATGTTATATTTAAATGATGATTTTGAAGGCGGTGAAACAGAGTTTATCTATCAGAAAGATAGAATAACACCTAGAAAAAATAGATTACTAATTTGGCCTGCTACTTATACTCACGTTCATAGAGGCAATCCTCCTATTAGAGGTGACAAGTATATCATAACAGGTTGGGTAGAAATGGGATAATATGACAGAGAAAACACCAGAACAAAGACAAAAAGAACTTGACGAAAAGATGAAAAAGTTTTTAGAAAAAGGTAAAAAAGTAGAAAAACTACCACCTGGTTCTGCTTATAATCTAGGTTCACTAGACTTTCATGGTAGACCACGATGGTCTAATTTAGAAATAAAAGCAGGCAAGGATAAATGAAAACTTATATTCATGTAAATCAACATAAAATAAGGGCAAATAAAAAACATGGAACAGATGAACCAGTCATCACAATTAAAAAAGGAAAAACAAACACATATTGCCACGAAGTTAAAATCAATGGTCCGTCAACCGTTATGTATGGCGGTAATGATAAACCTCTTCTTTCTTGTGGTGCTAGGGTTGTTATGGTAACAGAAAGTGATGTTGAAGTTTTAAGATGAGTGATGTATTACAAACAACACATGACACTATAAAAGATAAAGGCTTTCCTTATTACCCTACTGATAAGAAATGGCGAGACGACAAGTATAATCTTTTAATGGCATTTAAGAGAGATACTATGATAGACAGAAAAAATAAAGTCATAGGTCAATCTACTCATGGTTTAAATCTCGCATGGTCATATATGAAACACGCTTGGGGTATCAAGTGTGGCAAGATGAAAACACCTATAGAGATATGGGAAGATGAAGAACATCTTAAAAAAGGTATAAACAAAATTTTAACAGGCACATTTTTTACACAAAAGAAACCACATGAAATAACAGACTCAGATATGAGGTCAATGTTAAGAAGATACTCAGGCACACAAATGGTTTCTAATTTTAGACCTACGGCTGCCGCTGCCTTATATGATGTATTTGTAGATAAAGATAGTCCACTAGAAGGCACTGAAGCAGGTTTAGTATGGGATCCTAGTATGGGTTATGGTGGTCGTTTATTAGGGGCAATCGCCGCTGGTGTTAACTATATAGGCACAGACCCTTGTATACCTACCCTCC